CAAGAGTGCTATTATTAATATAATTCCATTCATATCTTTTGTATTATTATAAAGGGGCATACACCAAGTATTAATCAGCGACGATTTTTAGTTAAATGTCACCCCCTTATTAATTAGTTAAACATCTTAAATTGACTCTCGTCTAAGTCTTCCCAAGCAACTATCTGCTTCTTAATTTGGTTAATCTCTTGACTTATTTCTGTTCTATCAAGCTTTAGTAGCTCTACTCTATTGGCAAGTGTATTTATGTTGTGAGCCACCTCTCTTGCTGTGTATGTTTTATTTTCCATCTTTATTTGTTTTATCTATTTGTTGTTGTGCTTTCTGTATAGTTCCTTTGGTAAACATTACCTTATATCTGACTACGAACTTTGCTTCTTTTAGTGTCATATTAATCTATCTTTAGAAATTCTGACTGAGCATACTTCATAAACCACTCCTTATTGTTCTCATACTTGTCTACAATAGCCTCAAGAATAACAACCTCTTCAATACTCTTTAGCTTTGCTATCCTGTCTATCAGCGAGTCTACTTTGTTTAATATATTAGTAGTCATCATTGGGTCAGAATCGTAAATAACATCAAAAGACTCTCTTACTATAGGCTCTAAGATACTAATCATCCTATTACCTTGCTGCTTTAAGTCTTGTTTGTACCTGTTGGTAGTTATAAGCGACTCATTTGCCTCCAATAACAATTGAGAAAGCAATACTGACTTCATAAACATAATCTGCTCGTTGGTAACCTTTGTTTTAATCATAATATTTATTTTGGTTTTTATTTATTTAGTCCATTGGTTAGCCATAGCCTCTGCCATACCTTTAAATGTTTTACTCCTTAATGTTCTTCTTTCTTCTGGCGATTTAGCTTCTTTTAACGCTTTATAATACCACATTGCCATTCTCTTTTTAATCCCTTTCTTACTTGTAAATTCAAAGAACCCTCCTTTCTCTACAATATCTGTTGGCTCTAAATTTGGTAAGTTCTTTAACCATAAGCAAGTGCTTTTTTGAGCCTTATCTCCAAACATAAAAGGTTGAACTATTTGGTTTGGCTTTTTTATCTTACTACTTATAACACTTATTGGGTTCTCAATAGCAATTTTATCTATATTTACATCCATTAGTCTTTGAACAAAATCAAGAGCTTCGTTTTGGTTTTTTAATCTATCTTGATTAATAGAGCCATCTTTATTGTACATCCACCTCGCTCCGCTAACAGCTAAATAAGTGCAAGGAGGATGTGCAATCATCATATCCCATCCTTGTTCTATAACTTCAAATACATCTTGTTTAAAATGCCATTCTGGATGACCGCCACTACAAGGTAGTAAATCACAACTAAATGCTTCGTGACCTAATTTTCTTAATTCTTTTGTTACTGCTTGGCTCTCTTCACAAGCTACTAATATTCTCATAATCTATCTATTGTTTAATTAATACTTGTTCTATGTTTGTAAACCTAATCTTCAATTCATTACGCATAAACACCCTTTTTAAGCCATCTTCTCTACGAAGTATGTCCTCAGACATCATAGCCTTGTCAAGGTAGCTCGGTTTGCTTAAATCAAACACTGAGCGAGTGGATATAACAGTGTAAACCATATCACTCTTTAAGCACCTAAATGATACAAACCTTATGCTATTGTTATTGTCTAAAATATTCATTGTTAATGATTATAAGGCAAATATAAAACTAATATATGGAATACACAACAATAATTAACACAAAAAATAAAATAACAGTTATCTTATTATAATATAAGTTATTTATGACGCACGAGTTTGACATTAATATACCTGAAACATTAAGAGACCTTAAAGTAGGTCAATGGCAAAAGTATATAAAGATTTACGAAAAGAACAAAGATGCGGACTCTACGGAGTTCTTAGAAAAGAAGTTATTAGAGATATTTTGCGGAGTCAGCCTTAACGATGTAGATAGATTGGAATTGGGTGTGTTTGAGAAAACTGTAAAACGCTTGTCAAACCTGTTAAACTCTAAGATAGACTTAGTTCAGAAGTTCGATTTAGTAGGAGCAGATGGGGTTACAGTTCATTTTGGTATGATACCAAACTTAGATAAAATGAGTTATGGCGAGTTTATTGATTTAGAAAAGTACATTTTTGACGATAAGGAATTTCATAGAGCTATGGCTGTTCTATACAGACCAATCAAGCATTATAATAAGGATAAGTACCTTGTGCACGATTATTCAGGTACAGAGTTCCTTGCGGAGGTTATGAGAGACACCCCTTTAGACGTTGCATTCGGTGCGCGGGTTTTTTTTTATCGTTTAGCGACAAAATTAGGGAACTATACGATGGTCTCTACGCTCAAAGAGCTTCAGGAGAAACAGGTGGGTCGGGAGGACAAGCATTCGCTAAAAAGTGGGGAAACTATCAAACAATATTTACTCTCGCTGGAGAAGATGTTAGAAGAATCGAAGAAGTTACAGAACTCCCTGTACATCAATGTTTAATGTACTTAGAGTTTATAAAGGAAAAATCAGAATTAGAGAACAGAATTATTAAAGCACAGTCAAGATGACACACGTTTACAACATATTAGAGACATTAAAGGATGAATTACTTGGTAGTCCATCAGTAAACACCGTTACATACGGAGATATAGCTGATGTAGACTTAGACAAGACCACTATGTTCCCATTATCACACATTTTGATGGATAGTGTGGTTTATAAGGAGAGAACTGTAGTTTTTAGCATAAAATTGCTTTGTGCTGACATAGTTGATTATAATAACGAAAAGTCAGATTTTGACCTATTTTACGGAAATGACAACCTACACGATGTTTTAAACACTCAATTTGAGGTAATAAACAGCCTTATTATGAAGCTAATGAGGGGTGATTTGTTTGAATTAAACTACCAAGTTACAACACAACCTTCAGCACAGCCATTTAAAGAGCGTTTTAGCAATCAATTAGCTGGTTGGAGTGTGGATATATCAATAGAGATTCCAAATGGTGCAAGTATCTGCTAATGGAGAACTCAAAAAAAGTATTGAATGGAGTTGGAGTCAAAATAGTCAACGAATTAAAGGAACTATCCAAAAGAGATAACTTTTATGCAAGTGGTAATTTAGAAAACTCTTTTTCTTATGATATTGAGGGTGATACTGTAAATGTGTATGGCGCTAAATACACTAAAGCACTATCTGATGGAATAAGCTCTGGTAACGGTAGCACAGGTGACTTTAAACAGAAGCTGAGTAACATAAGAGAGTGGGCAAGGTCTAAGGGTATTCAACCAAGAACTAAGGATGGTAGGTTTATGAAGAATAGCGATAGGAACTTCAAAAATATGACGTTTCAAATGGCTGTTAGTATAGGTAGAAAGGGCATATCTAAGAGGTTTGGCTACAAGGGTAGTGGCTTCTTTGAGGAAATGAAAAAAAACGTAATAAATAATGTTACTGAGATGGTAGCAGAAGCCTACAAGCTTGATATAATGGTAAAAATAAAATAAACAATGGCAATAAACACAAGAAGTCCATATTACACGAGTACTGCTATAAATAACACTTCATACAGTACTTTAGATATTTATATTTGGACAGGAGAAAATAATGCTTCAACACCGATTATATATAGTTTAAAGAAATACGCTTTAAGTGGAAGTATAATAATATCTTATGAAGTTTCGGAATTAATTCGTGATTATTTAGACGTTACCTTTGATGGAGACTACAATGGACAGTCTGTTTGGTACAAGTCAGTAACAACTGTTTACAACTCCTCTAACACGGTTATCGGGACTTTTACAAGCAATGTTGTGAGTGCGCTTGATAGCTATTCGTATTTTGAGGAGGGTGAGTCTTTTAACATAGGGTTAAAATCTTTGTTAATGAGTAATAGGGAAATGTTTGTTTTGGCTGATAACGTTTTTAGAATACCTATTCACACGCTTAACAGCCCATCAGTTGTGTTTCTTAAGGATGGAAATGTAGTTTCTTCTCAAACACTACCAAGTTCCACCCTAAGTACCGAGCAAATAAAGTATATATCAGTTGATGGAACTACAGGTAATTACGACTCGTTTAAAAGCAGGGTGCTGGAAGATAATGGGGTTTTTGAAGACAGTAAGTGCTTACAGGACTTTTTAGATGAATTTGAGATTGGTGAAGTTGATACAATACGAGTATCGGATTCAAATGGAACTGAAACTATAAAAGTAATAACATTAGACGAGTGCAAATACGAGCCTAAAAAAGTAACATTTATAAACAAATTCGGAGTCTTGCAGGATATGTTCTTCTTTAAGAAGTCAGTAGAAAGAATGACCGTTAAAAAGGATTCTTACAAGGCGAATATTAGAGGTCAGTATGACCAATACAGTATAAGCAGCCACGTTAACAGAGACTTTAATGTGTCAGGTAAGGAATCTATAACACTGAGCAGTGGATATCTAAGCGAAGAGTATAACGAGGTGTTTAAGCAGCTTATGTTGTCAGAAAAGGTATGGGTAACAAACGTTACAGACACTGAGGTGCAGGTCTTGCCGATAAACGTAAAGACAAGTGACATAACATACAAGACCTCCTTAAACAACAAGTTAGTAGAGTATACTATAGAGTTTGACAATTCATTTGACACCATAAACAACATTCGATAAATGCAGCAAGTACAACTATACATTGAGGGGAAAAGGATTGATATGTTTAAGGATGAAAGTGTAGTTATAACCGACACTCTAAAAGACGTAAAAGACGTGTCGAAAATATTCACAGAGTACTCTCAGACATTTCAGATACCTGCAAGTAAGGTAAACAATAAAATATTTAAGCATTATTACGATAATGACATAAAAGAGGGGTTTGATGCGAGGGTTAGGGTTGCTGCATACATAGAGTTGAACTCAGTACCCTTTAAGGATGGCTATATTAAGCTTGAGGGAGTTGATTTAATAGACAATAAAGCACACACCTATAGAATAACATTCTTTGGCAATACAGTGTCCTTAAAGAACCTCTTAGGCGAAGATTCATTAGCTGACTTGGAATGGTTAAACAACTTTAGTGAAAAAGACAATGGAGACTTGCTTGTCTACAATCCATCTGACATAGAAACATACTTAGAATCTTCCGTAAACAGAACGGTTGATGGTAAAACTTACTACAGCCCTGTACAAGTGCCTTTAATAACCCACACTGAAAGGCTGTATTATGATTTGACCGAAGATATCGCAGACAGCGGTAATGTACACTACAATAGTGCCTCAAGCACCAATAATGTACACGGAGTTAAGTGGAATGAGCTAAAATACTCCCTAAAGTTAGAGATAATAATAAAGGCTATAGAGGAAAAGTACACCATTTCTTTTAGTAATGACTTTTTTAACAATCCATCCAATGTTGCTTTCAATAATTTATCTATGTGGCTTCACAGGACTAAGGGAGGAGTTACTACTGGCTCTCAAGTGCAGGAGTACAAGAGCTTTGTAACTGGATGGAGCAACGCAGTTGGAAGTTTAAGTACAATGTCTAATAACTCTGTAACGCTAAACAGCACAACAGTAGATACACTTTCGTTAACCATAACGCCATCATCAGCTTCCTCAAACGTAAGTTACTCTATAGCTGTCTTTCAATCGGGGAGTTTAGTCTATCAAAGTAATTCGTCTACAGGTAGTAGGGCTTATAATGATATACCTAAAGTCGTTGGAGCTGGTTATACTATTGAGATAACCTCTAATCAAACTATGGACTTTGATAATATTAAATGGCTTGTTCGTTCTTTCTCGCCTAATAATTTAGACACTTACGACAATACTTCGTTTAGCGTATCTTCTCAATTTCTGTTTAACATACAGCAGCAGATACCTGAAATGAAAGTTTTAGACTTCTTGACCTCCTTGTTTAATATGTTTAGTTTAGTAGCTTTCTTTGAAGATGGTGTTTTGGTTGTTCAGACTTCCGATGATTTTTACGGTCTTGGAAAAGGTGGAAACTTAAATTCAGAGAGTGGTTATGATATTACTAAATACGTTGATGTGAGTAAAAAGAAAGTAGATGTTGCGCTTCCTTTCAGGGAGATTAACTACTCTTACAAGGGGTTAAACACTTTCTTAGCTAAGCAGCACAATCAGATACTTAACGAAGAGTGGGGTACTGAAGAGTATACTGGAGGAGAGAGTACTATTTTCGCTGAAGGTATTTTTAAGGTTCAAGTGCCTTTTGAACATATGAAGTTTGAGAGACTGCTTGATAGAGCTAATCCAACAAGTGTTACTGATGTTCAGTGGGGTTTTTGCGTAGACGATAATCAATCAAGCTACATAGGAGACCCTTTGATTTTTTATATGAGATTAGAAAATCTAAGCACAGCTACTCGTATTTCTTTTGTTAGTGTAGTTGATTCTAATAACGTTGCTACTGACTACAAATATATTAACTCGTACCACGTACCATCCAACTCTGACTTGTTGCAATCCCAAGTAGAGGACAGACAGTCTTTGAATTTTAACGCTGCACCTGACGAGTGGGAGATGCAAACGACAGAGCAATCACTTTTCAATAACTTTCACAAGAATTACATTTCAAGTGTGTTTAGTAAGTCAAATAGATTGACTACAATTACAGCATATTTGCCCTTAAGAATACTATTGGCATACAAGCTATCGGACAGGTTTATAGTCTCAGGTAGAAGCTACAAAATTAATTCAATAGAAACCAACTTCTATACTGGTCAGTCAGAAATAGAACTACTAAGCGATATATAATGATAAGAGAGACTTTAGAATTACTAAGAGATAACGATTGGATGATTGATGATTTAGACATCAACATTGCGAAAGGGCTTTATGAATTACCCTCAACATTTAAGGAACTAAGAACTAATAACAAAAGAAACAAATTAACGAAAGATGGCGGTAGATAAAGATATATTAATTAGAATAAAAGTTGAAAAAGCTAATGCTCAAAAAGAGCTTAACGATGCTAACTTAGCACTATCTAAATTAGATAAAACAAGTAAAGATTACGAATCTACTTTAAGGAGGGTAGCTAAGGCTGAGAAAGATACGGAAGTAGCTCAGAAAAAAATGACCAAAGCTATGACTCAGGGTAAAAGTGCTGTGGGTGCTGGTACTTCCGCTACATTGGAGCTTGGTAGGGTGCTTTCGGATATGCCTTATGGTATTAGAGGTGTTGCGAATAACTTGCAACAATTAGCTTCTAACTTATTCTTTATGTCTAAAGCTACAGACACCGCAACAGGTAAAACTTTAGGCTTTAAAGGTGCTATTGGTACGGTTTTAAAGGGCTTAGTTGGACCAGCAGGTGTATTAATTGCTTTTCAGGGAGTTATAGCGTTATTTGATTTCTTTTCTGGAGGAGCAAAGAAGGCAGAAGAAAGTGCAGATGGATTTAAAACCAGCCTAAACGAATTAGAGAAAACATTATCAACCCTATATTCAACGCAAGAAGATGTAAATGAAAAAATTGAAGAATACGTAGAACTGTCTGAATTAAGAAAAAAAACAGACGAAATATCAAAAAAGTCAGCCGAAGATATACTTAAAGTTAATGAGGAAATTAAAGAGGCAGAAAGACTTGTAGAAATAGGTAGAATTACAGGTCTTAAAGACAACGAAAAGCGTGAAAAAGCTTTATCCGTATTGGTATTAAAAAGAATTAAAATATATTCGGACGCTGTAGATAAAATAAGAGTATTAAAGGAGGCTGAGGATAAATTTAACGAATCCTTGAAAGGAAGTGTAACTGGGCTTCAAAAGCACAAATCAGAACTTGAAAAGCAACAGAAAGAAATTTCAACAACAAGGGAGAAATTCGTAGAGCTTCAGGTAGAGATAGATGCAACTCAAGCGTCTATAGATAAGATAACTAAAACAGCTTTAGTATTAAAACCAAAAGTGGAGGCTTTAGACCTTAGCGGTATGGGGTCAAGTTTTCAAGACGTTGTTGACAAAAATCCAGAAATAGTAGGTAGTATAGAAATACCAGTAAATTTTGAAGCTCCAGACGACGTAAAGCTACTCGCTCAGTTGGAAAGATATGCAGAATATGCAGAAACAGCTAAAAAGGTTTTAAGTGTTATAGGTGATTTTGTTGATAGTGAGTTTGAAAGAGAGTTGACTATGGAACAAAACAAAACTAATGCTATAAATAATGAGCTAAACAACAGGCTTCAGAACGAAAAGCTGTCCAAAAATCAAAGACAGGTTATACAGAACCAAATAGCCCAGAATGACGAAAAACTAAGAGTAAAACAAGAGCAAATAGAAAAGAAGAGGTTTAAGGTAATGAAGGCTGTCAGGATAGCTATGGCTCTTGTTGACACAGCTTCTTCCGTTATTAAGGCATACGGTTCTCAATTAGTCGTAGGAGACCCAACATCTCTTATTAGGGCACAATTAGCTGCGGGTTTAGCAGCAGCAGCAGGAGCAGCACAGGTAGCTATGATTGCAAGACAGAAGTTTCAGTCATCGGCAGGTGGTTCACCAGCAATCGCTTCGGGAAGTAATGGAGATGGTGGGGGAGGAGATAGAACAGACCCTGCGTTTAACATAGTGGGAATGGGTAGCAATAATCAACTATTAGAGGCTATACAGGCTCAATTTGAGAAGCCATTAAAAGCATATGTAGTTTCAAGAGAGGTTACAAGACAGCAAAACTTAGATGCAGCCATTAACACAGGTGCAAGTATCTAAAGTAAAACAAAATATAACAAATATAGTTAACATAATATAAGACAAAAAATATGGAAGAATTAGAGACAATAGAGCTGTTTATAGATGATGCTAAAGAAAGTGATGGAATAGAGGCTATCTCTTTGGTAGAATTTCCAGCCATTGAGGAGAATTTTATTGCATTAAGTAAGCACAAGTTAGAGTTTAAAACAGTAGACACAGAGAAAAAAATTATAGTAGGACTTGCGTTAGTACCTGACAAGCCAATATACAGGTGTAAGGGCGATTACGAGTACAATGTTATATTCTCTAAGGAAACTGTGAGAAAAGCCTCTGAACTATACTTAAAACGTCTTAAAATAAACAACGCTACGTTAGAACACGATGAGGAGATGACTAAAGGAGTATCTGTAATCGAGTCTTGGATAGTAGAAGACCCTAAAAAAGATAAGACTGCAATATATGGATTAAATGCTGTAGAAGGAGCTTGGGCGGTTACTATGAAGATAGATAACGAAAAGGTATGGGAAGACGTAAAGGCTGGTAAGTACTTAGGACTAAGTATTGAAGGTATGTTTAGTGATGGTAGCGAAGATATTGAAGAGGTGGAAGCTTCTGATGTATTAAAGGAGCTTAAAAAGCTATTAATGGAGGATATGAAATACCCACACCTTATGTACAACCCAAGTACAGGCGATAAGGTTGAAATATTAAATGAGGAAGAGCATATTAAGTACACTGAAAAAGGATGGATTCACGAAGATTCAGAAGAGTATAAAGAACTCGAAGAAAATCTATCTGTAATAGACCAACTTAAAAAAATGTTATCATAATGGGAAAGGCTGTTTACTGTTATTGTAAAAACACTTATTCAATAGATTGTGATAAGGGAAATAGTAAGAAATGTAAAGCTCCTGACTACTGGAAACAAGGCATAGGAGACATAAGCAATACTGCTGACGATGATTAAAACACGACAGTAGTTTTATAAATAGTTATATTAATATAAACCAATAAGTATGAAACCAACAGAAATCCTTAATAGTGTAAAGGAATTATTAAACCTTTCTACGGAAAGCGTTAAAGAGGAAGTAAAAGAAGTTGTACTTGCTGAAGAAGAAGAGATTGTAGTACCTGAAGAGGCGGTTGTCGAAGTTGAAGACGAGTCTGTAGAAATGGATTACGTAACCTCTGAAGACTTGATGGCAGTAAAAGCTGAGTTACTTTCAATGATTAAAGCATTAATCGAAGACAAGCCAATGGGTGAAGCAGAAGAAGTTCCAGAAGAGCTTTCAAGCCAAAAAGAAGTTGAATTATCTGAAGAAGCTGTAGAAGTTGTACACTCGCCAGAAAACTCAATCGAAACCAAAAAAAGCTTATTATCAAACCAAAACCAATCTATGACTACTGAACAAAGAGTCCATAGAATGTTATTTAACAATTAAATTTATAAAAATGGCTACTACTACAAACATTACTACTACTTATGCTGGAGAGAGTGCAGGAAAATACATTTCTGCTGCTTTATTGACAGGTAACACAATCGCAAATGGAGGACTTACTGTTCGTCCAAATGTAAAATTTAAAGAAGTTGTAAAAAGACTGGAATTAGACGGAATCGTAAAAGATGGTTCTTGTGATTTCGCTGATACCTCAACTTTAACATTAACTGAAAGAATTATTGAGCCAAAAGGGTTACAAGTTAACTTAGAGCTATGTAAGAAAGACTTCCGTTCTGACTGGGATGCAATCCAAATGGGTTATTCTGCTTTTGACAACTTACCTTCTTCTTTCCAAGATTACTTAATTTCTTATGTTGCTGCTAAAGTAGCTCAGAAGAACGAGAATACAATATGGCAAGGTGCTGATGCTACCGATGGTGAATATGCAGGTTTTTCTGAATTATTAGCTGCTGATGCAGGTGCTGTTGCAAGTCAAACAATCGCTGCTATTGCAGGTGGTGTTAATGCTTCAAACGTAGTTGCTGAATTAGGTAAAATTGTAGATGCAATTCCTTCTGCTTTATACGGAAGAGAAGATTTACATATCTATGTATCACAAAGTATCTTTAGAGCATACAAGAGAAGTCTTGGAGGATTTGCTGCTGGAGGACAAGGTGCTGCTGGTGTAGGTTCAATGGGAAACAATCAAGATGTAAATGTTTTATATTTTGATGGAGTAAAGGTATTTATGGCTAACGGATTAGCTGCTAACACAGCAGTATCAACCACCAAAGATAACTTATGGTTTGCAACTGGATTAATGTCTGACCAAAATGAGGTTAAGGTATTGGATATGGCTGATTTAGATGGTTCACAGAATGTACGTGTGATAATGAGATACAGTGCTGCTGTTCAGTACGGAGTAATTTCAGATATCGTAACATACGGAATCTAAAATTAATTAAATAAATATAAAAAGGGTAGGTGGTTAATCTATCTACCCTTTTTTATTAACTAACAATAAAAATATAATAATATGGCTTGTGATATTAACTCAGGGAGATTAGAACCTTGTAAAGACAGCGTTGGAGGTATCAATGCAGTATATTTCATAAATTACGGAGATTTAGGTGCTATCACCTATGATTCTACCGACACTGATGTGATTGATACTGTTGCGGGTTCACCTTCTGCTTACAAATACGATGTTAGAGGAAACTCTACATACACGGAAAACATTCAATCAAGTAGAGAGAATGGAACTACTGCTTTCGAGCAAGTGTTAGAATTGACACTTAAAAAATTAACAAAGGAAGACCATAAGACAATCAAATTGTTATCTTTTGGTAGACCAAATATTTTAGTTGAAGATAATAACGGAAACGTATTTTTAGCTGGATTAGAGCACGGAGCTGACGTTACAGGTGGTACTGTAGTAACAGGTGGTTCTATGGCTGATATGTCAGGATATACTTTAAGCTTAACAGGTATGGAAAAGTCTCCTGCTAACTTTATAAACAGACCTTCAACGGCGGCTGGATTTACCAATACTCTGGCAGCAGACCTTGCAACAGCAGGATTTACTGTTGCGTAAGTGCATAATTCTTAATACTTTTAATTGATTGACCCTACTCTAACGAGTGGGGTTTTTTCATTAAATAAAACAAAATAATATTATTTAGTTATCATAGTATGTTAATACTAAACCCAACATCTGAAGAGAGTTCAATAAAGATTATTCCAAGAAGCTTAGACATCTCAGGTGAGATATCTTTTAAGCTCAGAAGGGATGGTGATGGTCTTAGTGAGCACCTATACAGTAGTGCTATAACATCAGACAGTACACTATACAAAGCAGACTCGTCAGAGGTTACAGCCGATAGAACAAGTGACACAATAATAGCGACTGTTAATGGTGATTTTGTTGTTATTACATTTCCTTCAAATATACTTGAAGAAGATTCTACTTATTATTTAGAAATAGATAAAAATGGAGAGCTGTGGTATAGGGATAAAATTTATGCTACATCACAAACTAAGGTTGATATGGAGCTTAATAAACACGAGATAGGTAATGGAACAATATACAAGACTTACGACAAGAC